AAGTAGGGATCGACACCGAGCAGCGTGCCGCTCGCCCGAATCTGAGTTTCTAAAGTTTGTTGTTCCATGATCACCTCACTTGATCGCGTGCGAGCGTTGCGATCCGCGCCCACGCCCACAAGACTGATTTCCGCCGGTCGCCATTTACGGGCGGTTCGCACGCGGTTTCCGGCGGCGTCTTTCGACGTGTCCCACTTCTGAACGGAATAGCCCACGCTCACGCGGTTGACGATGCCGTTCTTGATGTCGTTCACTAAACCCGCGACTGCCGGTCGGTCGCTGAAGCGAAGCGTTGCGATGCCGCGCCCGTCCGCAATGGTCGGATTTTCGACCACTCCCAGAATGCTGTTGAGGTCGAAGCGATCATGCGAATTCAGAACCGGAGCGCCGTTCAACTCGCTCAAATCCACGTCGCTCGGGTCCATGCTCAAAACTTCGTCGTATGGCCCTTCAAAATCGTTTCGCTGAACCGCCGCGCCGGTTGACCAAATCGCCCGCACGGTTCGCGCCTCGGGATCGAAGCTCGCGGGCGCAAAGCTCGCGGCGCGGGTCAAAAGCTCGCTACTGGATGGTTGGGGATGCGCCATCGTCGGCCTCTGAGCCTTGCTGAAAAATTCCTTGCAAGGTCGTTTTTCTCGCGTCGCTGTCAAAAACTAAACCAAGCTTGTCGCTTCGCAAGCAGTCCTGTTGAATTTGGAGGTCCAACGCCTCGACATCGCCGCCATTCGACGCGACGGCTTCGGCGCGGCTCAACAGGCCCGCTCTGATTTTTTGAACCGTGGCGGAAGTTGTCATTCGCGCATCCAAGGTTTGAAACTCGGGCGCGACCCATCGACATGGCGCGGTTAGGATTTCTTCGGGCAACACGGCGGTCGCCACTTGAATCTTGCACCACCAACGCCAAATTGGAGCGCAAAAGATTGGGGCCATCAAGGTTTGAACAAGCGAATCGCAAACGCGCTCAAAGGCCAACAAACTCGCTCGGCCCGATGCGAAAGTTATCGCGGAAACGTCGCTCGCGAGCAATTCATACGGCACGTTCAACGCGCTCGCGATGCTCCTGATTTGCGTGTTGACGAAACCCGAGTAGCTTTGCGATGCGTCGGGAGGATTGGAAAAGGAAACTGAGTCACCAACCCTCAAGCGCGTGATCGAACCCGGTTCGAATTCCGTCGTGCCTTGCTCGTTTTGCAGAATCGGCGAGCCGTCGGCGCTTGTGACAAATCCGCAAAAGAGCGATGAGGTCCGCATCCTAATCAGCGAGCTTTCCAAAAAACCCTGAAGCTCGTAAAGCGAACCAGCGCGGGCGCTAAAGCCGAAATTCCTCTTTCATATCCCGGCCCGACCGGCGAATACAAATGCACCACGCGGTCAACCGGAATGAAGTACGGAACCGGATCAAGTGCTCTTGGCGGAATTTTTGAAAGCAACCAATACCCGAGCCGTTCGCCTTGCTCCGAATACTTAATTCCGCCGCCGACCGAAACGCCATCGTCTTTCATCGTGGCTAAATGCTCGGACGATAGAAGCTGAAGCTTCAACGTCGGCCCCGGTCGAACCAGACACAAAACCTCGCCATCGATCAGCGCCGTTTTGAGCGCGAGGTTTTGCAGCCCGGCGAACGAATCGCGCCCGAGAAAATCGCATTCGTCAGACCACTGGTTCCACAATTGGCCGACACGTTTCCTCAACGCCGCGTCGGCTAGGTCCACTTGCGGTTTCAATCCAACGCCTATCGTGTGGCTCACCAACAGGTCAATTCCACGGCGGGCGAGGCCGAAATTTCTGTAAGCGTCGCGGGCGCGATTTTTCAGAACTGCCGGATTTAAAAACGAAACGAAATCGGTGCTCGGCGCGAACCAATTTTTTAAACGGTTGCCATAGCGGGCGCTATCCCAAGCGACCTGGGCGGTCGATGATGCGCCGGTCCCGCCGCCGGTCCAAACGTCCCACGCTTGCCTGAGGGCGAGCCGGGCGCGAACGATGGGCGCGGGCAGGTTCATTGCACCTTGTCCGTTCCGCGAGTGATAATCGCGCCCTCGGGCGGGCCGATGGTGCCGTTAAGCACTTGTTGGCATGTCTCCGCGATCACCGAGGCGAAATGCAACGCGGAGTGTACGGGCAAGCCCACGGGTTGCCCGTTAATCACGATCACTACCCACGGCCCCTTCGCGTTGGTTTCGGGGATCGCCTCAAAAGACGCGCCCACGCTGATTTCAACCGGCCCGGCCACCGGCTTCGCTTCGGTCATTGCGGTCTTTCGGCGGCGAGAGCATCGGCACTGGGCTGATAGTGGAGCGGCCCGCCCGAGGCCTGTAGCGCGATTCCAGCGCGGGCTTTGTCAATCACGGCGGCGAATTCCGACGCCGAGTCATAAGCGGTCGAGGCCACGGCGAGCATCAGCAAGGCCACATTCACGGATTCATCCGGCGTGTAAATCACGCTTTGGTTGAGCGGCCCGGCCACGTCGATAAGCACCCGGCCACTCGGCCCGCGCACGGCGCGAACCTCGATTACTTTGTCTTGCTGCATGCTTCCTCCTTCAACGTGTGGGCGAGCCAAAGCAATATCGCTTCGATGCCCTGTCGAACTATCGCGGCGGGAATTGTGTAGGTGGCGATGCGGTCTGAAGCCGGGCCTCGATTGATGGTGACCGAAATGGAGGTGCGGGCGGATTCGCGGATCGCGGGCACTAACGTCCTTTCGTTGAGGCCCGCAAGCCCCGATCAGTTTGAGTATACGCGAATCGCCTCAAAAATCCATCCACCGGCTTTTGATGACGTTCGGCAGCGCGGGCGGTCCATTTACCGGCGGCTTCAGCATCGTTTCAAAGCTCGCCGTGTGAGCATCGATGTTCAAACCGCTCATCAAAAGCGAATGCAAGCTCGCGATGGCGTAAACCCGCGCATCGAGCGCCTCGTTTCGGGCGCGGGTCAAATTTCGCCACTCAAAAACAACGCGGCCCGCTTTCATCCGGCGCGTCAAGGTTTCAGCGACCAACATGCGGAAATAATCGAGCGGCGTTCCGGTTCTGAAATGGCAGTAGCCCGGCCCTGGCTCGGTGATCATGAGGCGGCGGAAAAACCACGCCTTGCCCTCATCGACGCTGATTAGAAAAAACGGCAGTTGACGCGGGTTGTAAAGTGCGCGGCGCGGCCAGATTGGTTTTGACCAACCGTTGCTCAAGCCCTTGATGCCGAAAATCTTTCGCGAAAACCGCGATTTTGTGAAGTTTAGACACTCATCGGTCGCAAAACCGGCATCGACCGCGCACGCGGAAATTCGCAACGGCAGATTCGATTCATGCCGCCATTCCTTCGATAGCAACGCGTCGAGTTGTTGCCAAAGATGCGGCTCGCTCGGGTTGCCGTAAAGCGTCACGTATTGAACCGACCAACTTTCAAAACCTCGGCCCCAAGCAACAATTTCCGCTTCGCATCGATCGGCCTGAATATCAACACCGCACGTCAACAGGCTCGCGGCCATCGGAACCTCGGCATACGGCTCGCATCGGGCGGCGAGCGTTTCGGCGGCGGGCGGCTCGCTGATTTCGTCGCTTACCCATTCCGCGAGCGATGTATTTATGAAAACCTTGCGTTGCTCGGGACTGTCTTTGCATCGCTCCCAATCTTGCGCGAGGTCGCCCCAACTACGCCACGGCGAAATCGTTTCGGCCAAGCGAAAACCGGCCACGCGGGAAACCGACAAATTGTCGGATTTGGCCCTCCAACGGCCCCGCTCCACCATTTCGGCTTTCGCGGAATGCCCGATCAATTCGGCGCAACTGGGACACCTCCACGCGGCAAGCTCGGGCTTGCCCTCGGGCCACTCGATGTTGGGCCACTGCAAAACCGAAAACGTTTCGCAATTCGGGCAAGGCGTTTGATACTCGCGTTGATCCGACGCGGCCCACGCCGCCTCGATTCTGCTTGCGCCCTTGATCGTGGGACTGGAGGTCATGATGATTTTGCGGTTCCAAAACGTTCTCGTTCTCGCGGTCGCGAGCGCCACGGCGTCGCCCTCGGCCCCGGCGGATGTTTCAAATCTGTCTACTTCGTCGAGCAACAAATACCTGATCGGCCTTGATGCAAGACCGGCGGCGGAATTGCTGCCCACCAACGTGACGTGACCGCCGACAAATCTTTTGTGAAACATCGTGGCCTCGCCGGATTTCGATTTCGCGTCGGCAACGCGGCCCCTTAAGACCGGCGTATCGCGAACTATCGGCGCTAATCGATCCCGCGAAAATGTCGCCGCCATGTCCAACGTCGGCTGAACGAT